TGTAATCAACGGTGATGCTGATATCAAATTAGGTATGGCCTTTCATATTACACTAAACAGTATTAAAAAGGCTTGGCAAGACTTTGGTGGAAGTCATGTGGTGTTTTGTTTAGAAGGTCGAAGCTGGCGTAAAGATCATTACAAGCCTTATAAGGCACAAAGAGTTGCTAGTCGTGCCGCACATACAGAGCGTGAAGCAGAAGAAGAAAAAGTATTTTGGGAAGCATTTGATACCTTTAAAGAATTTGTCACAGAAAAGACAAATTGCACAGTGCTACAACATTCACGCCTAGAAGCAGATGACTTAATTGCTGGTTGGATACAGACACATCCAAACGATGATCATGTTATTATTTCGACCGATACAGACTTTGTACAATTGATTGCACCTAATGTACGCCAATTTAATGGTGTTATGGAAACTACTATTACACACGAAGGTATTTTTGATGCAAAAGGTAAAAGAGTCATTGATAAAAAAACTCAAGAACCAAAAGCCATTCCGGACCCCCAGTGGTTACTCTTTGAGAAGTGTATGCGAGGCGATACCTCAGACAACGTATTCTCTGCATATCCGGGAGTACGTGAAAAAGGCACAAAGAATAAGGTTGGTCTCCGTGAAGCCTATGGTGACCGAGACTCAAAAGGCTATGCGTGGAACAATCTCATGTTGCAACGTTGGTCCGACCACGAAGGTAAAGAACATCGTGTGTTAGATGATTATGAACGCAATCGTATTTTAATCGATCTCTCTGCACAGCCCGAAGAAATTAAAAACATTATCACAGAAACTATTTTAACAGCAACAACTGCTAATAAAAATATTAGTCAAGTTGGAATTAGATTAATGAAATTTTGTAATCTTTACGATCTTAAAAAAATTGCCGATCAGGCACAGGCCTATGCCGAGCCACTAAATGCGAGGTATTCAAATGAAATTAAAACTTTGTCCGTATGAAGATACTTGTGAATCAAAAACTAATGACTGCTGGGAGAACACTATGACAGACTTACACGCTAAACCAATTATAGAAAACAAATTCTGGATTGTTGAACGAGACGGTGAAAAATTTGCCACTCTAAGAAAAAACGAAGATGATAGATTTGTCATGAGTAACGAATTAGGTGTACAAATCTACGACACAAAAGAAAGTCTTACTAAACAATTTGGTAAAAATTTCTTTGTGGCTAAAATTATTAAAGAAGCCAACGATGCATTACCTAACGAAGTTCACGGTTATGCCACAAGTGCTGAGCCTCATAATGCAATGTATGATATAAAAAGAAAATTACCGTTGTTTACAAAGAGTGGCGATAGCAAGAGTTTGTACTGTGCAGGCTTTTATGTGATACGGTTCGATAAAGGATGGGTAAAAAGTTTTTGTCCTAAATTAATAACATTACAAAGGTATGAGTTTCAAGGTCCGTTTCAATCTGAAATTGAAATGAAACAGGTATTGGCTAATGTCTCAAAATAATATTCCAAATACGTTACCGGGTGTTGAAAAACTTATTCAACGCATAGCAGTTGCAGAGCGTGGTCAGCAAAAAGATATAAGATTAACAATTCAAGAAGCGAGAGAGCTTACTCAAGAATTAGCTGTGATGACTGCTAAATTAGGAAAAACTGTTCAGGAAATACACGCGATGTTGGTGGAAATACGTGAATCTACAACCAACATTAATGTTAAGTTTGACGGTGGCAACTTTAGTTAGACATAAATATATACGTGCTTTATAATAACACGTATAGATATGAGTCGACCTAAACCCAAAGTTATTCTTGAATACACTGACAAGGAAACATACAAAGTTGAGCAAATTCTCAACAGTGATGCCATTTGGGCTGTGTTTTACAAAGATCAGCCTTTTAACTTGAAAAGTGGTAGTATGGTATCCAGTTATCCTGGCCCAAAGTACAAAAAAGTTAGTTTTAGTAATCCCGGACACGCAAGAAATTTAGCCAAGAAACTGAACAAGTTGTTTAAGACCACAGACTTTGCAGTGTTTAAATTAAATGCCGGAGAACGAGTAGACTAAATGGATTTAAAGGATACCTATACTTCGGTATTCCTCAAAGCCGCTGGTCAACCCTTTGACGAGAATATCATAAAAAAATTCCGCACTACCTGGTGGCAAAATGTCAGAGGTAAAGACTGTGGCGGCCTAAGACTTACAGATCAAGGGCTAGAATTTGTAGAAACTTATTCTCAAATCAAAACATACAAAGTTGAAATATTGAAAGAAATTAGTATAACTCCACAAATACTAGTTTGGTTAGATCAATTTATCGAATCGCCATATCATTTAACTAAAAAACATATTGTTGTTTTAAGAGAAAAATCTGCCTTTGAACTGTATTTGTTTTCAGGAGATGTAAGAAAAATGGGCTACGCCAAAGCCATGCATCAAAGGCTTAGCCAAGAATCCTGATCAAATTATTTGTTATCTATAAATATTTTTACAATGATCGAATATAATCCTTTAGACATTTTAAAGAAAAGATCACTTCGAGTGATGCCTCCGCATTTTGGAAAAATTAAACTCGAAGAAATAGATTTTTTTACAGACGAAATTGAAAACTGGATTCGAATCAAATTAAAAGGTAGATATGCTGTCGTGAAACTTTCAAGTATAGAAAACGATAGCAAATTGAAATCCGCAATGTTTGCGGGGTTTGAAGATCATAAAGAACTGACATATTTTATGTTAGCATGCCCATATCTAAGGAGAAACTAATGGACCAAGAAGTAACAACATCATCACCAGAACAAGAACAAACTCAACAACCACCAAGTGCTGCCGGTGCTGAACTTAATCTCAGCGATCTAGCTTCCTTGCGTAGTATTTTAGAAGTTGCTAGTAGTCGAGGTGCATTCAAAGCTGCAGAATTAGAAGCAGTAGGTAAGGCTTACAATAAGTTAAATACCTTTCTAGAATCTGTTGCAGCCAAAAAGGAATAATATGAAAAATCTCAAACACGTGGGTAAGATAAAAAACACAGGATCAAAAGTTCTTGTGGTTTTTAGAACGTTACCCGGTGAGTCAAATATGGCATTGGTTGTGCAAACATCTCCTTTGCCAGATCAATATCACAATGCAATCATTGATCTTGTAGATCAAGATGTTGCACAAGATGCATGGGAATTCGGTGAAATCCTTTTCACTCGACCATTCCCCGACGGTCGCCCTATGTTACAGGCACTACAGGCAGATAATCGTTTGATAAAAGTGGCTACTGATACTATTATCATGACACCTACTCCAAATTCAGAGATTTCATTGCATGAGCTAAATTCGTTTATTGCAGAACAAAAAAATTGCGCAATAGATGACTTGTATACGTTTACCAAAGGTGCTCCTGCTAAGAAAGAAACTGCAACACCAGTTCAAGAAACTGCTAGCGCAGCTGCCTCAGCCAATGAAGTACTTACTGATCGTGATATAGCTCGCAATTTTAGAAGTCAAGCAGATGCCATGTACAAAGAAGCAGCAAGACTACGGAAGCAAGCAGACGATTTAGATCCACCTGCAAAGAAAGCGGCAAAGGCCAAAGAAGCCGAAAGTGCCTAAACATTTATTTAGGCCGCCCATTCATTTGATCAAGGAATGGCCGGAAGTTTTTGAAGATATGTATATGAATACTATGCCAGTAGCATATTTAAAAAGCGTCCGGTTAGAATTTAACAATGGTAGAATATGGGAAATCGATATTCAAGAGCAGCTAGATAATGCAACTAATGACATTGTTGCTGAAAAACTGTTAGACACATTTCAAGAATATAGAGAAGATATTACCAAAGTAGATTTTTCTATTGATATTCAACGTCTAAAACAAGACATAACTGACAAAACTAACAAACTGCTTTAGACGGTTTGTTATGGTAATTGTTTACAAACGTTATAAAATTTCATAAGTTCTGGAAATGTATTTTTAAAGTTTGTGCCTCTACGACGATCATGTTCATCGACAAAGTTAACAAAGTCTTTTCTAAATTGTTCTTTTTCTGGGTATCCGTTTTTTATCTTAGATTCAAATACCGTAAGTACACGCTGTAATTTTTCTACCTCACTTATAAAAAATCCCATACGATCTTCTTCATTTTTATCGATGTTGTTTTTCATAAAATCAATCTGTACTTGTATATTAATAATAAACTCCTCCGATAATAAACCTACAACTTGATGAGAAGGATAATTTAGATAGGGAATATCTATATATACAGAATGATTGTTATTAATCCGAGGACTACAATGTTTTCTTTTCAAAACTAAAATATCTTCTAAGAACTGTTGATAACTGATTACACTTAGTAAATTGTAAGTACTCATGATATGAATTTGTGAGTCTGGAACAGAGCTAAGATAACGATCGCAATTTAATAACCATTGTTTATAATCCATGCCGTAACGTATGTACTCGGCTTGAGCTCCATATGCCTCACAGCTGGTGTAAACCATTACATTCTTAACAGCTTTGGCTGTTTGTATTTGTTGAATTTTTTCAATAAACTCATCCATTAGCTTTTCTGGAACGCATAGATTGCTGTTTATACCTAGCTCTAGTTCCGGATTTGGATGTTCTATGATATAGTCTAATACTCTAAAGGTATGTTTGGTCATTAACGGTTCGCCACCAGTAATTCTAAATGTATGAAGAGTAGGGT